GGGGAGTTACACCTGTCCAAAATACTGTGACGTGGATCACAAACACCTACCAATAGAGGAGTGTAAGAATGGCAAAAACAAAAAGAGCAGATCAAGTAAGGCAACTCTACAAACTCTCGAACAATTGGACGAGGAGACAGTGGGAATTCATAAACCAGAAGGGGTATGATTTTGCTCATGATGAGCAGTTATCTCAGGAAGAAAAAAATCTTCTAGATGATCAAGGGATGCCTACATTTACAATTAATAGGATACTTCCTGTTGTTGAGATGCTTAATTTCTATGCTACAGCTAATAATCCTAGATGGCAAGCAGTAGGAATAGAGGGATCTGACTCTGATGTAGCATCTGTCTTTGGGAATTTAGCAGATTATATATGGAATCTATCTGATGGATCTACTCTATATTCTAATGCTATAAATGATGCTATATGTAAGAGTATTGGATATATACTTATTACTGTAGATCCAGATCAAGATAATGGGATGGGCGAGGTTGTCTTAAAACAGCCAGAACCATTTGATATATATGTAGATCCTAAATGTAGAGATATGTTGCTCAGAGATGCTGCCTTTATACTCATTAGAAAGGTATTGCCTAAGAATCATCTTATTAAACTATTTCCAGATTATAAGAGAAAGATTAATGCGGCTTCTAGCGATGAAGCTAATCAATATGGCTGGAGTGAAAGAGCTATGGGTGATAAGACTCAGGAACTATTTGCATATAATGATAATACAGACGAAGCTCAAGCTATAAGCCCAGATGGTGAAACGGATTCTATGATTGAATTCTTTGAGGTGTACGAGAAACTTAAAGTTCCACATATAAATGTATTTTATAGAGTACCACCTAATGAGGAAGAATTGGCTCAGATGAAACAGCAGGTTGCAGTTAAAATGAAAGAAATGGCTGCTGAGATGGAAGTTCAATTATTAGAACAACAGCAACAAATGGAGAAAGCTGTACAAACAGGGGAGATGCTTCCAGAGAGATATGAACTTGAGATGCAAAAGGCTCAACAGATGATGCAGCAGCAATTACAGGTAGCTGAGCAGGAATATATGAGCGAATTACAGAATGAGACTTCTAAAATTG